AAAATTTGGAATGTTCAAGGAGCATCAAACCTTGAAGAATTACGAGACCGAACTGCGGGTCTTACTTTAAGAAGATTGAAAGAAAATGTTTTAGATTTACCGGACAAAATTATCACACCTGTTTACTTGAGATTAAAATCAAAAGTGTATGAAGAAGTTATGGGTGATTATTACAATTGGTATGAGAAAAACCCTGAAGAATCAAAATCACTAACAGTTCAATTTACCAAGTTAACCAAAGTTCGTCAAATTATTGCCGATGAAAAAATATCACAAACAATTGAGATTGCGGAAAACATTATCGAACAAGATAAGAAAGTAATTATCTTTTGTAATTTTACCGACTCATTAAATAAAATTACGGAACACTTCGGAAAGGCGGCGGTTAAACTTGATGGGTCTATGTCAAAACATGAAAGACAATTTAGTGTTGACCAATTCCAAGAGAATGATAAAGTAAAAGTGTTTGTTGGGAATATTAAAGCTGCCGGTGTTGGTATTACTCTAACTTCAGCGGAAGCTGTAATCTTTAATGACTTATCATTTTTACCATCCGACCACGCACAAGCTGAGGACCGAGCATATAGATATGGTCAAAAAAATAACGTATTAGTTTATTATCCAATTTTCGAGAATACGATTGAAGGAATCATTTACGACATACTCCACAATAAAAAACAAGTTATCGCAACCGTTATGGGAGATAATCAAAATACTGCCGACGCCGCTGAAGAAATTTTAAAGAGAATTAATGAAATGCGTCGTTAAACCAATTTTCGATTATTTATATGTAATGGTTAATCCAAACATATGAAAAAAATAGAAGAAAAAATTAAAGAGTTAGAAACAGTAATCCTTGGAAATCACGTATTAAAGGAACAAAGATTGTTAATAACAGAAATGAAGAAAATTGGAATAGAAAAACTTCCTTATTCTTACTCAGCCTTGAAACAATTCATCGACCCCGAAACGATGGAATTTCACTACAACAAACATTACAAGGGATACGTGGATAAATTGAATGATGCTCTTTCAAAGAAAAAATACGGGGATTTAGAGTTAATTCAAATAATTAAAACAATTGATAGATTTGATAAGACAATTCGAAATAATGCCGGTGGTGCTTTTAACCACGCATTGTTTTGGAATATGTTATCTCCAAAACCAACAAAACTTAAAGGGGAACTTTATCAAAAGATTATTAAACAATATGGTAGTTTCCCAACATTCAAAAAAGAATTTGAAAAAATAGCTAAAGAACGTTTTGGTTCAGGATGGGTATGGTTAATAGTTACCTCAAGAAATACTTTAAAAATAATGTCGACCCCTAATCAAGATAACCCATTAATGAATGTTATTGAAGGTGGTGGGTTTCCAATCTTAGGATTAGATTTATGGGAACACGCGTATTATCTTAAGTATAGAAACAAACGAGATGAATATATTGCAAATTTTTGGAAAGTAGTGAATTGGGATTTTGTTTCTAAATTATATGACATGAAAGTTGAAACAAAACTTCTTGAGACAAATAAAATGAAAGAGATACTAAGTGAAGGAAAATCAGAAATGTGTTCATCATCTGAAAATGAATTTTATAGAACTTTATTCAATACTAATCAAGATGTTAAATGGATTTACATGAATGGTATCAACAAAATTATGAGAGAAGTTTTTTCTGAAAATTTTATCGAAAATCCCGGTAATAACCAAATGTCAGGTGTTTATGAGTTAGAAGGACCGGGTCGGTCAGTAATCAATAAATTAAATACAAATTACACATCATTCTGTATTTTATTAAATGATGTAAATCAAGTTATTAAAAAATTAACAAAAAAACCACCAATTGATTTTAGAAATAAGAATACAGAAGAACAAAAGAAAGAGGCTTCAAGATTTATTTCGGCAATTAATCATTATAAATTTCAAATATTTAATCGAGAAAGTTCAACATTTCAAAACCTATTAAGGGTTTTAATTGAAAAGAATGCCGCAGGTTCAAAACGTGAAGAAATAACTGCATCAATATTGAGAAGATATTTTGGTAAAGGGGTTAAGGTTGAAATTGTTGGAGAACTTGGAAGTAAAAAAGACGCAATTAGTGGTGTTGATATTGAAATAACCAAAGATGGGGTCACTAAAACAGCACAAGTAAAACCTTTTAGAGAGAAAAAAATAACCGATAATGGTATTTTGTTGGAAGGAACCGCAAGTGTTAAAATTTATAAAACAGATTTAATGATATTTCAAAAAGGAAAAAATGTTTTAGTTTTCAATGAAAAACCAATAATTGTTAATGGTAATTTTTTATTCCCATTAGATTCGTTATTGTATGACATACAATAACGCTTAACAATATATTTATAGTTATGGCAGTTATACCGGAACCAGAAAGAAGTAAAATTTATACGAGAGTCAAACATCAATTAGGTGCACCACTTAGAAGTGTTGAACTTGAAGATGAAATGATGGACTCGTTAATGGAATTATCTATTGGAGACTACGAAGAATACGTTCTTCAATGGTTAATAGATAGTCAATGGGTTAATTTAGTTAACCTAAACATGAATGAGAAATCAGTTGCAAAGGCATTGATTACTCGAACAATGGACTTTGAACAACAATTCAGTTATTCGTACTCAAAAATTGTAGGTCTTCAAACAGAAGGTCCATGGGTTTTGAAAAAAGATTATTTTGTTTTAAGTGCAAATACTCAAACATACGAAATCCCTGCAGGTCGTGAAGTTAATGAATTATTATGGTTTAGTGATAGACCATGGAATGCATTTGGATTAGGAGCCTCTGCCGGTGGATTTGGTGCTGGTTTGGGTCTTGGTGCTAATGAAGCAGGATTTGCCCAATTAGGTAATGCAGGTTCTTATTTTATGATGTCAGGGTTTGATTATCTAATAAGAATGCAAGAGGCAAATGTTTTGAGTAGAATTTTAGGAGGTTCACTTACCTATAGAATTACCGGATTACCTGATGGTAAGAAAAATATTCATTTATACAATACACCGGGAGGAAGATTTAATTGGAATAATATTAACGGTTATGTGGGTAAAGCGGTGTGGTATTGGTATTATGATGTATCACCTGATAATAGAGCGGATTGTTTAAAAAATAATCCTGATGTTATTAAATTACCTTCGGATGTTCCAATGGATAATTTATCTTGGGAAGATTTAAACATACCGGGTCAACAATGGGTTAGAAGATGGTTCACCGCGTATTGCAAAGAAACGTTGGCAAGAGTTAGAGGAAAATATAGTGGTAATCTTAAAACACCTGATAGTGAATTAACTATGGACTATACATCTTTATTAACTGAATCAAAAGATGAAAAAACTAAATTAATTGAAGAATTAACAGGTGCTGAAGGATGGTTAACAAGATTAAGACCAGAAAAAGTGATGGAACGAGAGGCATTAATTGCGGAAAACTTAAACAAACAAATGAAATTTAGAGCAATGCCTCGACAAATATACGTAATATAACATGGCAATAATTAAATCAATACCGTCAAGAAAAATAATAAACGGATTAATAATTGATTCTTCAGAAATTTCTGTAGTATCAGAATTGGATTATAAAACCAATGGTGAAAGTTGTATTATTGTTAGAGGAGTATCACAATCAGTAATTACTTTAAACTCAATAACAACTGACCATGTTGTTATTAAATCAATGACTAAAGTCACAATTAAACCTGATGTCGGAAAAATAGATGAAGATTATGATGAATTAGTTGCAGACCAATATGCCTGTATCGAATTCAGATTTGTTGGTGGTAATTGGTATATTCTGTCATCCGATGGTTTAAAACAATCATAAAAAACAAAAGTGGTCCTAAGACCACTTTTTTTATACCATTACCCCTAATTTTTCTTCCCAACCCTCTTCGGCTAAGTCGTACATATAATCAGGTGATAAACCTCGTTTTTCCCAATATTTTAGTTCTTGTTCTGTAACATCAAGAACATCTTCTTGTAATCTGTCTTGAGACCCCTCGTCTAATGGATGTCCATTTATTAATTCACATTGTGATTTTGTAAAGATACCTCTTTTTTCGGGGTCATTAACTAATAAGTTGTTTCTAACTTCATCTTGGAAAACCACCATTAAGGGTTGTAATTTCTTATTAAATGTGGTTACTGCTCTTGCAACATTATAATCACCTTTTAAGTCCGGGTTATCATCTAAGATATTCTTATCTAACATATAACAATTTAATTGTAATCCATCACCTTTTTTCTGTACATCACCATGAGATGCTCTTAACCCATTATTAACGTACATAATCACATCCCCCAAGTTAACTTTTAAGTTTTCTTGTAATGCTAATTCCATATGGGCCATTCTTGACATACTATTACCTGCCTTTGTTTTAGTAGATAATCGTTTCTTATAATCATCTAATGATAATTTAACTCTCGCTCTTTGAGCTACCTTACTTAAAGAAATTTCTTTATCATAAATTTTTTGTAAGTATTCATAATAATATTCAACAAACGCCTGTCCATTCCCTTCTAATAATAACTTAATCCCTTTATCTAAAAACTCCTCAATGTACAGTGGTAGTTTTTTAGATTTAATTGAGTTACCGGTAAGTTTTATTTTACCTTTAGAATCCATAACCGCATAATTCTTACGTGCTAAGTTAATAGTTGAGGGCCAAACACCATCAGTATCAAGTGCCATCTCACCTCTCATAAAAACATCATTATACTCTGCAACATCTGCCTCAGGTCCATAATATTCTTTACCTTCTTTAACTTTCCAATTCAATCCACGACCAACATAAACTCTATCATTAGCTTCATCCGGTGTGGAGAAGTTAACACCATCCGTATCCATTACTAAAGGGGTGTATCCTTTTGACATAAAGAACTTAATCATTTGACGAAGATATTGTCTACCGGTACAGGTAATCTGTTCTCCCATATACATATCACCCCAAGCATATACCTGTGGTGCCGACAATGCTCCGAACATTGAGTTAATGAAAATCTTAATCGGTAATTGTTTATTACCATATGATTCTGATTTCGCCCTGTCTGTTTCGTAAAACTCCTCAGCCAATTGTTTGTATTTAATACGAGTATTACGGAAATAAGTTAACATACCTTTCATTGCTCCTGTTACATCACAATCAGGGAATACATCGTGTACTAACTGAATTGACGGGTATAGGGAACTAAAGTCGAGTTTTAGTACATTCTTACTGTATCCAACTTTTAATAGTCTTGAAAGACCTCCTACGAAGTCAGTCTTTGCCTCTTTGGCAGGAATTGCAATACCATGTTTGTAGGACCAAGCCAACATTAACATTTTCCATAATGTTGCGGTACCCATAGTTGAAACCCTTTCATATGTTGTTGGAATCATTGCTGCCAACAAGAATGAACCTTGGTTGAACTCTTGGTCAACCTTAAGGGTTTCATCTAAGTCATCGTCAAGATATTTTTCAACTAACTTATCTCCATTAATTATTTCATAAGTGTCAGTTCGTCTTCCACATATTTCATCAATCTTAGGGTCAACACCAACTTTCTTGTAGTTACCGTTAGTTTTGTTTAACCAAAACTCTTCTTTGTTTGCGTAAAACGGACCAATATCCAAGTGGTCAATATAAACACGACTTGGAGATTCCGCATTAATATACTTAGTAATATATTTCAAACCAGCGGCTTTAATACTTGAGTTGATTGCTTGTGCTCTACGAACCGCATGAATAATGTCAATTACGTTATATCCCCAAATAGAAGTTTGAGTATAAGTCTCAACTTCATTTGCCAATTTTAACATACCATCTTTACGAGTATATGAATGGTTAGGGTTTAATGACTTACAAACTTTTTTCAAATCAATACCCAAGATTTTACTTCTCTCAAATATCCAATGCCAGTCAAAGTTTGCTGAGTTATATCCACCAATGATAGATGGTTTAAGGTCGTTGATTACTTTGAAGAATTCAATGATTGCTCCTTTCTCTTCGTTTTCATCAGTACATTCAATAACTCTATGGAATCCTTTATTGGTTTTGATTCCAATCATGAAGATACGACCATCCTTTGGTTCAAGTGAGGTCGTCTCCAAGTCATATACCATTCGAGTAACCTCGTTATAGTTTTCAAAACCTTTAAATAATCTTTTTTCCTTGGATACAAGGTATTGTTCCACCGGAGATAGAAGTGTTATTTTATCCTTAGCTTTGTCACCCCATGGGTCACATCCACCATCCCTAAAGAATTGGATAAGTTCTCGATACCCTTTCATAGACTTAACCATAAAGGTTAAACCTTTTTCAAGACGTTCGTTCCCGTGAGTTTCTAATTTCTCAATTAGAATCCCATACTTGGTCATCGCCTCTTTCTGAGCGGCTTTCGAGTCGTTATAAAATTTTAGATTTTTTAAATCACCTACCCAAGCGAACGGGGTAAAAGTGTCTTTACGGATTTCTTTCCCTTTTCCGGGAATCTCCTTAATTTTGTAGATACAGTTGTCTCGGTAATCATACTCGATTGCAACTATAAATTCTTCCGGGTCATTCCCATGTAGGAATGCCTCAATTTCTTCACTGTTAATCATATGTTTTATTTAGGAGTGGTTTATTGGCAATCACTTAGTTGTGAAGTTTACCTTACTCATCGTAAATAAATATAATTAAATTAAATCAAGAATCAAATTAACAACAAGCCGTTTCTGAAATAAAACTTGGTTGGACATTAATATAAAGTTCTTCTCTAATTGGAAGAATTAAATTACCTTCGTCATTCTTAATTAAGAATTGACCTTCATATCTACCAGGAGTGTTAGTATCTCTTGAGGTAAATTTAAAATAAATGTAATATTCAGGGGCTGCTCCGTCAGGTAAAATTAAATTTACAATTTCGGCGGGAGCGGATACTATTTTAGGAATACCCGTCTCCACGTCAATCATTGTAAAAAATATTGTAGATACCTCTAAATCTTGCATAAGTTGTTGGTATCCGGCTCTACCGTCCTTAACAACTTGCATTTTTAATACAGGTAATGTTGCGTTTTGTTTGATATAAAATTCCATAACAATAAATATATCGTTATGACTCTTTACGTAACTCTCCTTCGTAATGTTCGAATCTATCGTGTTCAGTTGGTGTTAATAATAATAATCCTGATGATAATTCTCCTTTTTTTGTTAATTGATACATATGACTCATCCATGTTTGTTCGAATGGGTGTGCCCATGTTGTGTCTAAAAACATTTTCTTATTACCCGGTCTACTGACAATTTGAGGCCAATTACAATAATAAACCTCACCCGAACCATAAGGTAATCCTCTATAAGAAATAATTGATTTAAATTTAGTTTTTGGAGCATTAGGGTCTAATCCCATTTCAGGTAATCTTGGTTTTTCAGGCCAAAATTCTTCTCTCACGCTTTGAGGGACATTATACCATGACCATTGAGTCCCATTATCCCCGTAAAATTCAGAATAATTTAATTTTAAAAAATCAAAATTTTCTTTTTTAACTATTTCTAAAGATTTTGTATAAAGGTTTGAAATGTATCGATTAAATCCGTTACGACACACAGACCCTTCATTAGGGAAGAAAAACATATCATCTTCAAAG